ATGGACATCAGCACGGCCACCGGCATGGATTCTGCCAGCGTTGCCGACGCATTGGCTAAGGCTTACCAAGGCAACTATAAGGCGCTCCGATCTTTAAGCCCAGAGATGTCAACCATGATCAAAGAAGGCGCAAGCCTTAACGAAGTCATGGACGTGCTCGGCGGAACTTTTGGTGGTGCGACAGCAAAAAACGCTGAAACCGCTGCAGGGAAAATGGCAATCCTTAAAAACTCCATCGGCGAAACCAAAGAGTCAATCGGTGCAGCTCTGTTACCTGTGCTCGAAGCCGTGCTACCTGTACTTAACAAGTTTGCTGCATGGGCTCAAGACAACCCCAAAGCATTCTTGGCTATTGCTGCCGCCATCGGAGCAGTCGCCGCCGCAATCGTTGTCACAAACATTGCTATGGCGCTTAACCCGTTTAGCCTGATCGCTGCAGGTATTGCATTGCTTGTCGTTGCGCTGATTACTGCATACAACAAGTTTGAGTGGTTCCGTGACGGCATTAATGCAATTGTCAACACCGTTATCGGGTTCTTTGCTGGCATGGTCAACGCTGCAATCGGCGCGGTGAACGCAATCATCAGCGCCTACAACTCAATCCCGTTGCTACCAGACATTCCAAAAGCACCAACAGTTCCCGTGCCACAACTCGGCGGTCAAGCAGCGTCAGCTGTAGTTGCTAAGAAGATTCCACGTTTAGCAGAAGGTGGCATTGTCAGCTCCCCTACTCTTGCCCTGATAGGTGAAGCAGGCCCAGAAGCCGTAGTGCCATTAGACCGCATGAATACTGGCGGGGGAGTGACCGTCAACGTAACTGGCGGACTCTCGACTAGCGCCGAGATCGGTCAAGCTGTGGTCAACGCGTTGCGCGCCTATTCACGGAGTGCAGGGCCGTTGGCTCTGAACATTGCCTAATGCCCGGCACAGCTGTAGTTGATTCAGGCAACTATGACCTGCAGATCGCCACAGGCTTTATTCAAGACGGTTTTACGCTTGATTCAGCAACCAAAGGCATCTTAGATAACACCCAATTTGTGCTGGACGGTACAACTGAGTTCGCAAGCGTCATGGACTCGGTAACGACAATTACAGCCAAGCGCGGCAGACGCGACATTGGCGACACGTTTAGCGCTGGCACAATGACGTTCACCATTCAAGACGTGGACGGCGTGTTTAACCCGTTTGACGAAAATAGCCCGTATTACGACACGGCCGAATCACAGCCTGGTCTTGCTCCTATGCGTCAGGTCAAACTGATTCGATACAGCTCTACCGATGTTCCCGAATTGCTATACAGCGGTTATGTCGTCAACTATGACTACAACTTCGCGCTCGGCGGTCTTGACACCGTGACGGTCTATTGCGCTGACCAGTTCTATCTACTGGCACAAACCTATTTAGATGAGTTCAACCCATCAGCCGAAACATCTGGCGCACGCATTGAAACCGTGCTTGATCTGCCAGAAGTTGACTTCCCAGCCTTGGCGCGCAATATTTCTACAGGCACCGTCAACCTTGGCCATGACGCTGCATACACCGTGCCGGCAGGAACCAACGTGCTGCAATACATTGCTCAGATTAACGACACCGCGGAGTTCGGTCGCCTGTTCATGTCGCGCGATGGTGTGCTCACATTCCAAGACCGCATTGGCAACACCATCTCGGCATCGGTAGCCGACTTCCACGATGACGGCACCAACTACAAATACAACGGAGTGGGCATCTCATTTGAGGCTGACGCTGTAGTCAACCGTGTGGTCGTAACAGGCTTAGACGGCACAACCGCAACCGCTACCGACGCTTCATCCATTGCACAATATTTCATTCAGACCAACAGCATTACAAACAGCCTTTTGCACGAAGCAGGGGAAATTACCACCGCAGCGTCTTATTTGTTAAACCCGCAACCAGAAGCGCGCTACACGTCAGTTGAGACTGCATTCCTAATGCTGACTACACCACAAAAGGACGCGCTGGCAACCCTAGAAATAGGCGACACGATTACTGTGGAAAAGACATTCCCAAGCGGTGCCGGCACAAGCCAACTAGCCCAAGAGTTGTCGGTTGAAGGCATCGAGCATTACCTTGATTTCAGTACAGGTCACAGGGTGCTGTATTCAACCGCACCAACCACAATCGTTTATGAGCTGATCTTGGATAACGCCACGTATGGCACACTTGACGCAGAGAATGTTTTAGGATAGGAGCACTATGACCACGCCATACCCGTTTGTTTCTGGGGCTGTGCTCACCGCACAGCAACTTAATGACATCCAAAATCTGCCAATTTCAGATAAAACCGCGTCGTATGTTTTAACTGCAACAGACGTTTACAAACGAACAATGATGAACGCTGCAGGCGCAACAACGATCACCGTTAACAACAGCATCTTTACGGTTGGCGATGTCATTCAGGTTGCTAACAAAGGCGCCGGCACTTGCACGGTCACAGCTGGCGCTGGCGTCACGATTAACACATCCGGTTCACTTGCTTTGGCGCAATACGGGGGCGGCTATTTGCTTTGTTTGTCGGCGTCAACTTTTACTTTTTTTAGCCTAGGCGGTGTCGGTTACGGTACTGCCACAGGTGGAACAGCATTGGCTTCACCGCCAACAGGTTATTCAGGTTTGCAATTCACATCAGACGGCACACTTACCGTCACTAAGGCAGGTTTGTTTGATGTGTTTTTGTTTGCTGGTGGCGCTGGCGGCGGCCATAGAACAACAACCAACGCACCTGCTGGCGGCGGTGGCGCTGGCGGTGGATTGAACACAACTGTTTATTTAGCGGCAACGACTTACGCAATAACTATTGGCGCTGGTGGCGCTGCTGCTACTGGTGAAAATCTTGGTTTAGGTGGCTTACCAACAAAACTTGGGCCTTTAGTTGCTTTGGGCGGCGGCGGTGGTGATGACAGTTCCAACACAACAATTAAACTTGGTGTCGGTAGCGGCGGCGGCGGTAGTGGCTCCGGCAGAGCAGGTTTGGGTACAACACCACAAGGCAACAACGGTGGCATTGGCGGATTTACTACAAATATTGCTGGCGGCGGCGGCGGTGGCTACGGTGCTGTCGGCGGTGACAACGTAACTGTTACTGGTGGCGCTGGCGGCGCTGGTGTTGATGTCAGCACGTTTATTGGCGGAAGCGCATTATTCAAGGCAGGCGGCGGCGGCGGTTCGGGAACAACAGGCGGCGCTGGCGGTTCATCGGTTGGTGGCGCGGGCGCATCGGGAACATCTGGTAACGCTGGCAACGCTGCTGCTAACACAGCATCAGGCGGCGGCGGTTGTCATGGCACAGGAACAGCAGGTGCAGGCGGTAGCGGCATATTTTACCTAAGGTTCAAAGTATGACAATTCCACAATATTTTGCTCAAATTGATGACACAAACGTTGTTATTGATGTTGCCGTAGTAACTCATTTATTTATGCAAGAAAACCCAGCTCGATACCCAGGAACGTGGATAGAAACATTTATTAACGTACCAGGCAAAACTTATGCGGGAGTCGGTTACATCTACGACCCTGACACAAACAATTTTATTCCACCGCCGCCGATAGAACCTATTGCGTGAAATGGCAATTGAAGTTGTGGTGGCTCTTGTCGGTGGTGGCTTCGCTGTATTGGTGGCGCTCATTAGCAAAATCGGCAGCGACAACAAAAAAGACCACGGCGAAGTACACCGCACACTTGGCCGAATAGAAGAAAAGATAGACAACCATGTTGAAAATCACTAACAAAGACAAAGCAATGTTTGCTAGTTACCTGCGTTCAGTCGTGGGCGCGCTTATAGCCGTTTATTCGACAGGCACCACAGACCCACGTGATTACGGCAAAGGTGCAATTGCAGCTGTGATTCCACCATTGCTCCGTTGGGTAAACCCTAAAGATGCAGGTTTTGGGCGTGGCGACAGCCAAAGTTAACCCTAACTTACGGCCATACATTGGCAATAGTGACGGCCCATCAGCAGGCCCACGTGCCGGCATGAACGAGTTTATTAAACAGGTCATTCATCATTCTGATGGCGCGCTTTGGAACAACGGGTCTTACGGCCAGCGCGACATGAAAGGCAAGCCAGGCAATCTGTCCGTGCATGCAACTGGTCGCGCGGTGGACATGTCGTATCGAGGAAGTGCACGTCATCCGCAATCGTCACGCAAATCAGCGTTGCTATTTATTGAGCGCATGGTTGCTAATGCCAACGATCTGGGCATTCAAATGGTCATTGATTACTTCCCATCGCCGTACGGTCGCGCATGGAAATGTGACAGACAGGCGTGGAGCAAATACAGCAAGCCAACGGTTAGCGGTGCACCAGGTGGCTTTTGGTTTCACATTGAGATAACACCACAGGCCGCCGACTCAGTAATCTGGGTTAAAGCCGCATTCTTAAAGGTGTTCGGGGAAATCCCACCCAAGGCTTGACCTATCCCCTAAGGTCGAATTACCGACAAAAGGACAGGCGATGACTGAACCACAGATAGTTGACTACAGCGTCTATATAGGCGTGATGGATAACGGTCAAGAAATTCTGGTGCA